TGAGGGGTCTTTTTTTTGTCTAAATAGATATATGACATACAAAAGACACGAATCAAATAATACAGAATCTGATCCTCAACCAGGAAGTGTAAGTAAAACACTTTATTCTGGTACAGAAGGTTGGAGTACTGTGGCATGGAAAGATTGGAACGCTGATTACCAGGCACGTAAAGTAGATAATTCTACTAGAACACCTGGTACATATCAAGCAAGGAAAGCAGACAATAGCACACGAACACCTGCTGCCTATCAACGACATGATAAGGACAATAATGCAGTTGAAGCATGACCATAATTAGTTGAGGATTTGAGATGCCTGCTGAATGGTATAAAGAACAACCAAAAAATAGAAATTTTTTAACACCAACAGGATTCAAGTTTAAACTTGAATTATTTAATGGTGTGGATTTCTTTTGTCAGTCAGTAAATTTTCCTGATATCAGTATGCCAATCACACCAGTAGCAACTGGATTGAGATCTGTTCCTCTTATTCCTGGTGGTGGTGTTGAGTATGGTGATTTAAATGTTCAGTTTATTTTGGACGAAGATCTAGTTAACTATCATTCTATATGGAAATGGATACAACAGAATGGTAATGCCGAAGGATTTAACACAGAAAAAACACAATATTCTAGTGGTCAATTACATATACTAACATCACATTATAACACACAGTTTGTTGTTGATTACGAAAAATTGTTTCCTGTGGCCTTGACAGATATTATATTTGATGCTACAGTCAACGATATCGAGTATTTTACAGCGAGAGCAACGTTCAAATTTACTAGGTATACTTTACGTGATAAAAATTTTAAAATTATAGAATGAAATTTGATCAACTACATCATAGGTTCGATAAAATTAAAGAAGAATGGAGTGCTGATACTAAGATAGATTTTCAATTTAAGAACAAGGAGTACTCAGAAGATCTAGCACGTCTAGCATTAGAGATCCCTTTTCAGCACAATAAATACTTAAACCATTACACAGACATATCACAAATTAAAACCTCTTTTGAATTTGAACATAGAAAGATGGTTAAAGAAAAACGCGAGTATTATGGTGGTGAATCAGAAGCTCGTGTATATGCAGAAAAACCATTTGGTTCACATATAAAAACTTCTGAGAAGATGAAAGTTTATATGGAATCAGATGATGAACTGATTAACTTAGAAGCTAAAATCAAGTTCATGGATCAAATGCTTCATTATCTAGATCAGGTAATGAAACAAATTTCTAACCGAAGTCATCATATCAGACACGCTATAGATTGGGAAAAATTTATTAATGGGAGTTAGTAGTGCCACATCTAACAGTCAAGAAAAAGAATGAAGTATTCATGCAAGTGGATGCAGAACCACATGTCCATAGAGAATTAGCAGATTACTTTTCATTTGAACTTCCGGAAGCAAAGTTTTTAAAGAGACAACCTAGATATAGATATTGGGATGGGATGATCCATTTATATTCTCCAGCAACAGGTGAGATATATAATGGTTTACTTCCTCATATAAAGAAATGGTGTCAAGAAAAAAAATATAATATTGCATATCAAAATAATGATTGGTATGGTACGGTAGAGGAAGAGAATGATTTCGTGTCGCCTAAGGGCACTAAGCACTTCATGGATGGCATTTGTAGTATAAGACCTAGACCATATCAGTATCACACCGTTTACAAGGCACTGAAGGGCAACAGAGGACTGTTTGTGTCTCCTACAGGTTCTGGTAAATCATTAATGATTTATTCAATCATTAAATATTATTGGATGCTGAAGAAAAAGATTCTTATTATTGTACCCACCACTAACTTGGTGGAACAAATGATGAAAGATTTTAAAGATTATGGATGGAGAGCAGAAGATTATTGTCATGCTATCTATAGTGGCAAGGATAAGAATACAGATAAACCAGTTATAATATCTACTTGGCAATCTATTTACAAATTTCCTAAGAGATACTTTGATGATATTGATTGTGTGGTAGGTGATGAGGCACACTTATTTAAAGCAAAGTCTCTTACTGGTTTGATGACTAAGTTACATAATGCCAAATATAGATTTGGATTTACTGGTACGTTAGATGGTAGTAAGACTCATAAGTGGGTGTTGGAAGGATTGTTTGGTCAATGTCAAAAAGTAACTAGAACTGATGATCTTATTAAAAAAGGTTATCTTTCTAAGCTTAGAATTAAAGTTTTAGTTTGTAAGCATGACTATAAGTATTTTCCTGATTATCATTCAGAGATGGAATATATTATAGAACATGAAAAGAGAAACAATTTAATAAAAAACCTAGTCAATGACATAGATGGAAACACTTTGATACTATTCAACTATGTGGAAAAACATGGTGAACCTCTTTATGAATTGATAAATAGTAGTATTGAAAAGGAACGAAAAGTGTTTTTCGTTCATGGATCCACAGACACAAAAGACAGAGAAGAAGTACGAAATATTATAGAAAGAGAATCTAATGCTATTATCATCGCGTCTTATGGAACGTTCTCTACTGGCATCAATATTCGTAATCTTCATAATGTTGTGTTTGCTTCCCCCTCCAAGAGTCGTGTACGAAATTTACAGTCATTGGGGAGAATCCTTCGTAAGGGTGAAGGAAAGGAAATAGCAACTCTTTATGATATTGCAGATGATATATCTACAGAGGGTAAAGATAATTATACTTTAAAGCATTTATACGAAAGACTATTAATATATCAAGAAGAAAATTTTAAATATGAAATTATAAAAATTAATTTAAAATAATATGGAACCAGAATTCTATGCAACAATAAAATTATCAACAGGAGAAGAACTTCTTTCTAAAGTTTCTTATCTTAATGATGAAGATTCTCTTTTATTGGATCGCCCATTAATAGTAGATCGTGTTGCACAAAAGAAATCTGGTCGTGTAATAGAAGGATTTCATTTAAAGGAATGGTTGATAGCAACTTATGATACTACTTTTATTGTTAACATGAGACAAGTAGTTACTATCACAGAATTAGATCCTAAGATTGTTCATTTTTATCAACGTCATTTATCAATAGATCCTACTATTACGGTTGATGATAATGATAAAGGTCTCACTAGATCAATGGGTTACATAGGTTCTGTCCAGAAGACTAAAGAGGTACTAGAGAAGATCTATAAAGATAATAGCTCTAGTCCTTCTGAACCCTGACAGAGTTATTCTATTAGGTTTTTGACTATGTGTCAAGCCCTATTGACAAATAGAGTATTTTACACTATAATATCCACAGTTATAAAACCCCAGATGCATGGCCAAAGCAAAGACCGAGTACTATGTAAATAATCGTGACTTTTTAGATGCAATTGTTGCATACAAAGGTAAAGTTGAAATTGCTGGCATTAAAGGTACTAGTAAACCACGTGTACCTGATTATGTTGGTGATTGTTTTCTTAAGATTGCAACACACCTATCATACAAACCAAACTTTGTTAACTACATGTTTCGTGAGGACATGATCTGTGATGGTATTGAGAATTGTCTTCAGTACATTGACAATTTCAATCCACAGAAATCTTCTAACCCTTTTGCTTATTTCACACAGATTATTTACTATGCCTTTCTACGTAGAATTCAGAAAGAGAAACGTCAGTTAGAAATCAAGAGTAAGATCCTAGAGAAGTCTGGATACCAAGAGGTTATGTATACAGATACATTTGATGGTGACATGGCAGGTATGAATGCTTCTTATTCTGACATGGGTAGTATCAAAGAAAACATTGAGACGAGGATGAATAATCGATGAGAGCCATTTATAATGATAGTTCTATTCTAATTAATTTAAATGAGTTGGTTAGAGTTAGGGGTGACTTTCTTTTTAAAGATGATGATGTAACTATGTCTGATAACCAGGCAGATTACATAGCAGAGAAATTACGTACTACATTGACATGGGATACTCTTTATCATATGGTTGATAGTAGTATTCTAGAGTTCTTTGATTGTCATGAGCATCCAGAAATTTGGGATCCTCATTATGGTGAGACTGCAGGTGATGAACCTGCTGCTACATTCGAGAAAGAGAAGAAAGCGAGAAAGAAGAATGCAGCACAGTTTGAGTTGGTTGATTTAGTATCACCAGCATGGACAATACAAGTACCTAGAAGAATCGCATTTTTTGCAGGAAAGGATAATGATTTTACCAGGAACGACAGTGACAGTGATTGATGAAACCTCTATCTATAGAGGGTATGTTGGATTTGTTCAACGTATTAGTGGAGACAAGGCAGCAGTATTATTTGACAACCTATCACCATGGGAGAAGATGATTACATTTCCTATTAAAAATCTGTCTGAAGGTGGTCTTTTACCAAAATGACAGTAGCAATTATTACTGATCAACACCTTGATGGTCGGAAGGGTAGTCTTAATTTCTGGAATTACTTTAAGAAATTTTATGATAATGTATTCTTTCCTACATTAGAAAAGAAAAAAATTAGAACCTTAATTGACTTAGGTGATACCTTTGATCAAAGGAAAGGTATAGATTATAATGTATGGAATCGTATACGTACTCATTATTTTGAACGTTTGGAATCCATGGGTATTGAGGTTCATATGATTGTTGGTAATCATACTGCATATTATAAGAATACTAATGAGGTTAATACACCAGGATTATTGTTGAGAGAGTTTCCTAACATTACAGTTTATGCTAGACCACAGGAGATAATTATTGAGGATACTAAGATCCTTATGGTTCCCTGGATCAATTCACAGAACAAGGAAGAAACACTTAATAAGATTGAATCTACTGATGCTCCTCTTTGTATGGGTCATCTGGAGTTAGGTGGATTTGAGATGGTTCCTGGTATGATGGGAACTGGTATGAGTCCTACTTTGTTTTCTAAATTCAAGAAGGTTCTTTCTGGTCATTATCATCATAAGTCTAGTAAAGGTAATGTGACATATATTGGTAATCCTTACGAGATGTTCTGGAATGATTATAATGACACACGTGGATTCTATTTGTTTGATACACCCAAAGCAAAGTTAACTTGGATTAAGAATCCATATAAGATTTTTAAAAAATTATATTACAATGATCTTGAAAAAGATATGGTTGTGGATTATGATGAGTATAAAGATACTTATGTTAAGGTTATCGTAGAGGAGAAGAGAGATTACGAACAGTTTGATATGATGATCGATCGTCTTTATGAGATTGGAGTTTATGATATCAAAATTGTAGAAACTTTAATTGATGTTGATGGTGATAGTAATGAGTCGTCATTAGAGATTAAGGATACTTTGACATTACTTAATGAGTATATTGATGAGGTAGAAATGACCGTAAATAAAGATAACTTAAAGAAGGTTATGAGATCCCTATATATTGAGAGCTGTGAAATGGTGTAATGTCTTATATCCTCACACTTAAGAACAGACCAGATGGAGTATTTTCTGTCATCGATAGTGCAGAGGGAGAACATATTATTCCTATTTGGGATGAAGTTGATGATGCAGAAAGATATTTAATTCACACAGAAGATGGAAACCACCCACCATTACAGGTAGTGGAAGTTGAAAAGTCAGAAATTGTTACGGCATGTGTGAAAGGAAACCAAAAGTATGTTATAATATCCATTGATGATTTTATGATTCCACCTATTGAGTGATACATGATTATATTTGAAACCGTTAGGTGGAGAAACTTTTTATCGACCGGCAATACCTATACTGAGGTTGATCTGTTATCTGCTAAGACCAATCTAATTGTTGGTGCCAATGGTGCTGGTAAGTCAACCATCTTAGATGCGTTGACATTTTCTTTGTTTGGGAAACCATTCAGGAAGATTAATAAACCAATGCTTCCTAAC